AATTGCTCCTCTGATCTGTGATCCGTCGGCTAGTCTTTGTGTACCAGCTGTGTTGGTTGCTGTAGGTGTGTATGTATTAATATCCTCTTGATCTGAGAATCTAATAAACATATCGTCTTGTGTAGATGTATCTCCTATTGTTGTTTCTGTTCCAAAAAAAACTAAGTGTCTGTCAGGTGTAGATACTAACATATGACGTGATGCAGTCGGTGCACCAGATATAATTGTGGCTCTAATATTTTCTGCATTTGATGCAGCAGAGTTCCATTCAAACACAGCACTATCATGAATAAGACAAATAGCTTTGTCACCAAAATTATCTAATGACCACATACCAGGTTCAAGAACTAAGTCACCAGATGCGGCTTCACCCCACGCTACAAAATTTGTTGTGCTAGTCACTGTATCCCCAGCACCATGAGATGCAGCAGTCGTTCCTCTAACTTCTCTTGTAACACCTGTTAATTCATTAGATGCACTTATGCCTGTATAAGATATTTCTTCTGTTCCTACCTTTATAAAATTTGTACCTGTATCTGGAAACTGTGATACATCTGCTAATATAATACCTGTTGTTGTTGAAGAGTTTATTGCACCAGATAAAGTTGTAACAGGTTCACCTGCTACTTCGCCACCCCATGATCCAAGTGACCAACCAAAACCTTTTGCTTGTACAGCAGGTCCTACGGGATAATAATGTTGTACTCTAACACCACCAGATGTTGTTGCACCAGACCCTGTTTCATTTGATGGCATTGTGATTGTAATGGTTGTGCTTGATGGTACAGTTGTAACCATAAATTTTTTATTATTAAAATCAGACGCACCAAAATTTGAATTAGTAATTGTACTAAAATTATCTAATAGAATTATATCTTGTTCACCAATACCGTGATCTCCACTAAATGTTATGGTAACAGTGGGTGATCCGTTGGTCGTGGTAAATGCGTTTGTTAACGTGTTTGTAGATTTAATAGGGTGTATGTCATAAAATACACCACCTGAATATGCATATAAAATTCTGTTTGTACCAATAATTGCGTATTTTCTAGCTTTACTATTTACAAAATGATGAAGACCACGACCTGCTCCTGTAAGAGCATCATCCCCTAGTTGTTTCCAACCACCTATTTTTTCAGGTATTCCGTATCTAAATCTAACATTATCACAATCTATCCACTGGCCCTCTGCTCCTGTGGCTGAAAGTTGTTTATTAATACCTGGCTGAAAACCTATCTTTTGTAGCATAATAATCCATTATACTTATTTTATAATTAATTAACAGATTAAAGTACGGGGAGTGTGGTTGTGGTGGTAACTCCCCATACAAGTCTTTTTTATAGACTATTTTGTAGACTTAGTCAACTTAGCACCTTTAAACCATGCAGGTAAACCTAGTAAAGGTCTTTTATCTAGGGCATTTTCTTTTGCCATTTTAGATCCTGCTCTGTTATAATGTAAAAATACCTGTCCACAATCTTTACCTTTAAACTCTTCTCTCCAATGTTCTAGATCACAACCAGAATATATTAACATATCACCTGGTTTAAGATCGACTTTTACTCCAGCTTTATTATTACCACCAGTTGGATCTAAATATATAGGCCAATCATCTCCACCTAAATTTAATGTAGTAGATATCTCACATGAATATCTATCCTTGTGTCTAGCTAATACATCTCCTTTTTTATAAATCCTTGCATAAGAATATGTTTCACTTAATTTTAATTTTGTATGTTTCTCCATAACAGGTTTTACTCTTTGTAATAAAGTTTCCATAACTGTATCAGCATAATGTGAATATGTATTAGGCACTTGTTCATCTGTCCACACACCCCAGTAATCTGTAAAAGGTGAAATATACCTAGAATCAAATAATGCCCTAGCTATGTTTCTTTTATTTAAAAAATAAGCATAACAAAAATCAGCTAACTCTTTGCTTATTGCATTTTTTAATACTGTATATTTATTATTTTTAAACGACATTTAATACTCCTTTTGGTATAGCTTGACAGTTCCAGTGTATAAACCTAAATGGTTCGTACCCTAAATCTACTGTATATTGATGTGGCATGTATGATGGAAAAAATATCATTCTTCCAGGTTTAACCTTATAATGTATTTGTGAAGAAGCATAAGTTATTTTAGATTTATCTTTTTCAGGTAAAAGATTCATGACATTACCCGGTCTTGGATCTTCAAACATAGGCATAGATGTTTTTTCACTTGCTTTTAAAAAATAAAAACCAGACATATGTCCGTTCCAATGTGTGTGTAAAGTGTGGTGTCCCGCACCTTTTTTAGCAAACTCTTGCACCCATAATTCTGTAGTAAATATTTGAAAACCTGATGTATCAAAACCCATTTCATTTAATAAGTTCTGTGATGTTGCACCCACGTAATCTTGTAATTGTTTAAATTTAGGGTCACCAATTAAAGACGTTGAATGAAATACATTACCCATATCTCCTTTATCTCCATATTTTTTATTACGTTCATTAATTGTTTTTTTTAAATTTTTTTTAGATATCTCAATATATGGATCTGATGCTTTGTTTAAACTATCTACAAATGCGGGTTCATCCACAAACCATATAGGACATTTAAAAAATTCTTCTAAGTGTAATTTTTGAGGATAATTTACAGTTTGTTTTTTATTTTTTATTTTTTTCTTTTTCATATTCTTCTTTATCTAAATGGCCACCCTAGATTCCAGATAACCAAACTTTTTCTTTCACCGCTTTTAACTGGACATACTCTATGCCATACAAAAGAGGGGAATACAACTAAAGATCCTTTTGGTAAAATCTCTTTACACTTTACAGGTTTTCTAGGTTTGTCAGGATCTATATTTCTAAAATCAAATTCTAATTCACCACCTTTATATTCTTTAGGGTCAGATAAAGTTACAGTGACAGATAATTTTCTAATCTTACCATGTGATGGGTCACCTTGTTGTCTCTGATAAGGTCTGTCCCAACTATCACAATGCCAATCATAATACTGTCCCTTAGTATATTTTGTAAATTGACAACTTTCCGACCAATCCCATTCATAATTCCAACCTGCATTAGCATTTGCTTGATGTACATATGGTTGTATTTCTTTATAAATCCACCTATCATTCATCCAGACAATGTTAGAATCTCTTTTCTTTTTTAAATCTTTTATTTGTTTTTGATTTAATTTTTTACTATCACCATAACCACCAGTAACTGCCATTTGATCTTGAATAGATTTACCATATTTTGAAATATCATCACAAATCCTAAGAGGAATTGCTGATTTAAAATACCAATAATAGTTTGTTAAATTCATATATCTTTATGAACTTAATATAACATTTATTAACTAACTGTCAATGTGCCTGAAACTGTAAAGACCGCTGTTTTCGTACAACCCGGAGAAGGGTTAACTGTGTTAGTTCCCGGAGCAACTGCAACTGTTAATGCACTTGGTAAGTTAATTATTACTCTTCCAGATCCACCAGATTGTCCACCATCAGGAGGAGTACCTGGAGCGCTTATACCGTAAGAAGCACCCGCACCACCACCTGTATTTGCTGTTCCATCTGAACCTGCAGCATAACCACTACCTGGAGCAGTTGGAACTGCGTTACCTCCACCACCTGATCCACCAGCACCTCCTGGCGCTGTACATTTATTACCACCTCCACCACCAGCAAATGTTCCGTTAGTTGGTCCAAAGAAAGGTGTACCTAACGATCCCATGACCGGTGTAACATCTTTACCAGCACCACCAGCACCTCCTGCTGGACCTGGTCCTATTGAACCTGAGCCAGCACTACCGGCACCACCAGCACCACCACCTCCACCACCAGCTCTCGCAGGAGTTGAACCTGCTCCACCAGCATTACCAAATCCATATGTTCCTGAATCTCCACTTTGACTACTTTGAATTGAACTACCAGCAGTTGTGCCTCCTTCACCATAACCACCACCTCCAGATCCTCCTGGATTACCGTTAGCAGAAGAAGCAGCGCCTCCTCCACCACCTTTAGCAGTTAAAAGATTAGAACCACATCCTATTATCGTATCATTACCATTTGCTCCTAGTGTATTCCAACCAACTCCTGTACCACCTGCTCCAATAGTTATTGGTATGGCTGTTCCTGCTGCTCCACAAACAGTTAGAGGATAAGAATTAGGTGTTAGAATTAATCCTCCACCACCTCCACCACCACCGGATGGTGCTACACCTGTACCACCTCCACCAGCTACCATAAATATACCTTTTGTAGAAAATGTTTGTGTTGGAATAAATCTTGGCCATAGTCCTTGTTTCTGTGCACTAAATTGACTTTGCATTGACCACACACCACTTGCTTTATCTAATTCTTTAATTGCTACAACACCTGGTCCTCCTGTTCCACCAGTTGCTTGAGAAGATTGGTAAGAAGCTCCACCGCCACCACCACCAGTATTTGTTCCACCTGCACTCCCAGCATTATTACCACCAGCAGCACCTGCGTTACCTCCACCACCTGGTCCTCCACTTCCTGCTGTACCACCTTGATAAGTTCCACCGCCGCCACCACCAGCTAAAACTCCTGAGTTAGGTAAACCAGAATAGTCTGGAGAAAAATCTGTTCCTGCACCACCATTACCACCTGTTGGATTTGATCCACAACCTCCAACTGCACCATGTCCACCACCTCCAGCAGCACCGTAATTACCACCATTTCCAGATGCAGGTCCTCCTGGATTTCCTTCTGGAGGAGAAAAACCTCCTGCATTACCTGTTCCGGCTGCCATGCAACCTGATGCAGGACCTCCTGCTCCGCCACCAGAACCACCATCACCAACAGCATTTGCAGGACCTGATCCTACACCACCACCTGTTGCTAAATATGTAGTACCACATGCAACTAAAGATGAATTTACTCCATTAGCTCCTGCTTGATTTGTTGCTTGACCTCCTGCTCCACCACCTCCTATTGTAACAGGTATACTCGATGATGCATTTATTTCTATATTTCTTGCTCCACCAGCACCGCCACCAGAACCATAAGAAGTTCCTCCACCACCGCCACCAGCGACAATTAAAGATTTAACAATTCTAGTTCCTGGTTGTAATGAAACACATCCTGATGATGTTTTAACTGTAACAGTATTTTTTCCAAAAGAAGTTTTATTAGAAACTCCTAATACACCACCGTTTGCTGTGCCGCCGCCTCTAGGCATTTAAGTGTCCTCCTATGCGGACACCCAAGCTGTGCCGTTCCAATCGTAAACCGCTGGTGTTTCCGCTTCGTCGTTTGATTTAATTGCTTCCCAACCTTTTGTGTTGTCAGCTTGATATTTTGTTTCATTCCAAGAAATAATATATCTCCATACAACTGGATCTTGTTCATCATCAGTTATTGATGGGTGTGTAATTGGTGCTTGCCAATCATCATTTGAATCTAGTGACCAAGATGCATAAGGTTGTCGTGCTAAAAATTTATCTTTTACAGGATCATAAATATCTCCAATACCTGCATATTGTTTTCTAAAATTATTATTGTAAGAAGTCTGTTTCCAGATTCCACCATTAAAAAAATTAATACACCAGTTTTCTCCATCTACGTGCATATCGTTATCACCTAATGGTCCTGCTGCTGTAGAAATATCATTACCTACAACAACTACTCTTTGTACTACTTGATGTGAATTTGACGTAAATCCAGTAGGATCCGTCATTGCTTTTAATTCTGCGAAATGTGCCATAATGTTTCTCCTTATATATTAATTTTAATTTTCAATCAACTATTGATATTTGTATCTTATTATTACAATACCTGGTCCTCCTGCACCACCAGCTAAACTCGAACCGTTATTTGGTCCACCACCGCCACCACCAGTATTTGTATCTCCTGGAGTACCTGCTCTTTCGGGATTAGGGGCATTATAGGCTCCGCCTGTA